TCAGACGCTCTAGCATTTGCAATGAAGAAAGACCTAACAATTGAAACACAGCGTGACGCAAGTCTACGTGCAACAGAAATCGTGGCCAGCATGACTTATGCCGTTGGTGAACTACAAGACCTACACGGTGTTCAAATCATCGCAAACGCAGTAATCGACTAATTCGATAAAAACACTAAAAAAGGCCTCTTTAATGGGGCCTTTTTTTATATCAACTAAATACTAGGACAGAGAAGGACTCTGTCTCCCGATAGTAGGACTAGAGGAGGCCCAAATGGCTTTAACAATCGCAACAATAGCGGATGTCTTAGAATATGAACCTGACATCCAAGAATACGGCATTTTCGACTGGGATGATGCACTAGCAAAAGGCAAAGAAGACGTGTTACGTCATTTGCGTATTGAATGGTTTCCAACCCAGCAAATTGGTAAATTTGATATCACCGTAATCGGTCTAAATGTAGAAATGGAAGAAGACAAACTGGATCCTGCGCAATTAAAACGAGCGCATGTTTACAGAACTCTAGCCTATTATATCTTTCCTAGATTAAGCAAATTTGAACCTGAATTAGATGTGTTCCAAATGAGAATGGAACACTACAGAAATCTGTGGAGAGAAGAAATAGATGATGTAATCAAGGATGGTGTACACTATGATATTGATAGTGATGGCACATTCAGTGATTTAGAAAAAGAGTCCACCTACTTTGGCCGATTGAGAAGATGATATGAGTTTTAGAAATGATATTGCAGACGATATAGTCAAAACCCTAAAAGAAATAACAGATCCTCGTCCTATTTTAGTTACACGTGAGCCATTTGATGTTGAAAAATTGGCTATCACGCAATTTCCAGCGATCATGTGCAATTCAGGTAATGAAGCACGTGATGATTATGACATGGCATTTCGTTCCGGTACAATCACATATACCGTTAGAGCATTTGTACGTGGAGCAACAGAATTAGATCGTCAAAAAAACGATTTGATAGAAGCAATTTCAGAAGCATTAGAAACAGATAGACGTAGAGGTACCAGTAATCCTGGTGTTAATACTTTGGTTGCTAATGTTGAAGTTGTTGATAGACTTCCTCCTTTAGCAGAGGTGGTCATCACTATCTTGGTGAGATATAGATACCGCAAAGGAGTAGAATAATGTATGTAGAAATTACAAAAGATGGTGTTTCTCAAAAAGTAAAAGAGAGATATTTACAGAACTTTCTTGATCGTGGTTGGAAAGTCACAGGATCAAAAAAGAACAAACCAGCAGTTAAGGTTGAGGCCACTGCTGAAGTCAAGCCTGTAGAAGATGAACCAAAATGGGACATCAACGAAGAGGAATGGGCTGAATCAGAAGAAGCTATGATAACAAATAAAGGAGATTAATTATGGCGAGTTATGAAGGTAGTGCAGGTACCGTTAAAATCCAAAGCGGTTCGGATGCATTAACAGCAATCGCTTCAGTGCGCAGCTGGAACATGGAAATCACACGTGAAGTTGTAGAAGACACTTCTATGGCATCAGGTGGTAACAGATCTTACAAAAAAGGTCTACAAACATTTGCAGGATCAATGGATATCGTTTATGACGATTCAGAAAACACAATCGTGTCTACTGCATTGAACCCAGATACAGATGACACCGTATCAGTTGAATTGTACAGCGAATCAGCTACAGATACAACTAAATTTGCAGGCAATATCATCATCACTAGTTACAGCGTAACAGCAAACTATGATGGTATCACAGAAGCCAGCATTTCATACCAAGGTACTGGTGCTATTACAACAGCAAGCATCTAAGGTATAATATGTCAGTAGGTATTAAAATAGAAGGCACAGATATCAGTAGATGGTTAGCTGATGTGGTCGAAAAAGAAAAGACTGCATTAAAAGCTGATTATAAAAGTTCTGTGGTTCCTAGAACACCTATTGACACAGGCCGTGCAAGACGTGGATGGCAAACTAGACGATCAGATATTAGGAACGATGTACCCTATATCAAACGATTAGAAGGTGGTTATTCACGTCAAGCACCTAAAGGTTTTGTCAAACAGGCAGTAACCTCAACTATTGATAAGAGCAAACAAAGGAAATATTGATGAGCAACCCTAACGTGCTACAAAAAGCAACTCAACACTATCAAAACCAAATCAAGAACATGAGCAACATTGATGTTCCTGAATGGGATACAAAAATATGGTTTAGACCAGTAACCACTTTGGCACTTGAAGCCCAGGTTATTGATCTAGCTAAAAAAGACAAAACCGTTGAAGCAATGGTGGTCACAATTATCAACAAGGCACGTCATGAAGACGGAACATTAATGTTCAATAAACATGATAAAACTGCATTGATGAACGAAGTAGATCCAAAGGTTATATTGCGTATTGCAGAAAAAATAAATGGCGGCGCATTACCAAAGCCTGAGGAGCTGGAAAAAAACTAAAGGAAGATCCTGGTCTTTTATTTGCTATGCGGCTTGCAAAAGATTTGGGTCGAACTTTAGAAGAAATATTAGAGATAAGTTCTCTGGAATTGGCAATGTGGGTAGCATTCTACAACATTGAAAATAAAAAAGCCAGAGACAAAATGAGGAAACAGAAGCATGGCAGACGCTGAAATTATTGTCAAGATAGTAGACCAGACTAGAGGTGGTATTTCATCTGTTGTTAGTTCTGTTAATAAACTGGATAGTAGTGCCAAAGGTGCTACTACCAGTTTTGGTGGTTTAGGCACAGCAATTGGTGCTGTCGCTGCCGCAGTAAGTGTTAGAGCATTTTTAGATTTTGGTGATCAAGTTCAAAACATCCAAAACAGAATTGCCCTTATAAATCCCGAACTTGGCAGTGCAGCAGAAAATTTCAATCGCATTGCTGAAATTGCACAAAGAACATATCAACCGTTAGGAGAAGTTGCAGGACTTTACCAAAAAGTTGCTCAAAGTGCAAGCGATTATGGATTAAGTGTTAATGAAGTAGGAACGGTTACTGAAACATTTACAAACCTATTGAGACTTGCTGGTGCTGATGCAGGTGCAGCATCTGGTGCAATTACACAATTTGCTCAAGCATTGGGTTCAGGTGCATTACGTGGTGATGAATTCAATAGTATTGTTGAAGCAACTGCTGGTGAAATACTTCCTGTATTGGCAAAAGAGTTAGGTGTTAGTAGAGGTGAAGTTCGAGAACTAGCAGCAGATGGTCAAATCACTGGTGAAATACTTTTAAATGCATTAGGTGCCGCAGCAGATGAAGTTGGCAGCAGAGTTGGACAAATGAGTGTTACCATTGGTGGTGCACTGGTTTATTTGAAAAACGAATTCTTAACATTAGGTACAGAAGGCACTCCAGTATTTGATGCTATTGCACAAGGTATTATTCTTGTTGCTGATAATCTTGATATTGTAGTGGTAGCAGCAGGAGCATTTTTTACAATGTTTGCAGTATCAAAAATTGCTGCAATTACTGGTGAATTCATAACATTAGCAGCAGGAGCAACTAAATTCTTAGCAGCAATGGCTCCAACTATTATTGCAGGTATAGGTACAGCAATTGCCACATTGAAAAATGGTATAATTGCCTTAAATGCAACAATGTTAACCAACCCAATTGCTATTGCTATCGCTGCAATCAGTGCCGCAGTATTGCTATTGATTACACATTGGGAAGACATGGGCAATATTGCTTCAGCTGTTTGGGATAGCATTTATGTTGCCGGACTTAAAACTGAAAAATGGTTCCTTGAATTTGCACAAAATACCATAAATGGTGTACTGGAAGCAATCAGTGATTTTGGTATTCAAACCGTAGGTTTCTTAAAAGCTATTGCAGCCGCGGCAGCTGATCCATTGAATGCATTTGATGCATTTAAACGTGTAATGGATGAAACACGTCAAAAGGTAGAAGAAAATACCGTTAACGTAGCTGACTTTAGTGGTAAGATTGAAGAACTTGATGCTGAAATTCGAGCAGCTACCAACAGCACAGATAATAATACAGATGCATTAAGTGATAATGAAAATCAAACAGATTCATTAACAAATTCAACTGATGATTTAACAGGTGCAGTTAAAACCAACACAGATAAAGTAGAAGACAATGAAAGTGCAACCGCAGCATTAAGACGTAGCCAACAAGATTTAGAACGTCAAACCAAAGCTGTAGAAGGTGCATTTGCTGATTATAGTAAAGAATTAGAACGTTCAGTTGAATTAGCAGGTATGAGTGCTGATGCTAGAGAATTAGAAACTGAAAAAATGCGTGGCCTAGAAGCAATGGCCCGCGAATTGGGCATTACGGTTGCTGAATTAGATGCTACACAAAGAGCAGAAGTAGAAAATTATGTTGCAGATCAAATTAAAAAGCGTCAGGCTGCTGAAGAAAGTGCAGATGCAATTCGTGAATTTGAACGTGATACTCAAAAATTAATTAGAGACCAATATGAAGCAACAACTACAAGAAGCAAACAATTAGAAGACGATTTACAAGCATATATCAAACAAGCAAGAGAAATGGGTGTATTAGATCACCAATCAACTCAAGATGCTATTGCAAGTTATGAACGCCAAATCTATGATGAACGCAAAGATGAACATGAACAATTAATGCGTGATTTCAAAAATGAGTATAGCGCAGTGCATGATGATATGTTTGGGTTGCTAGAAGATTTTACAGGTAAATCACGCAGTGAATTAGAAAGATATAGTCAATATTTTAAATTATTAACAGGCACAGACCTAATGGGATCATGGGATAACATGATTACTGGTATGATTGCTGGTACAAGTAATCTTACAACTGGTGTTACCAATGAATTGAATACTGGATTGGTACCAGGTGTCACTGGTATATTTGGTGGTTTAGGTAATTGGATTGACGGATTCTTTAGAAATGGTACACCAATGCTAGGAGGTGTTGGTAGTTTTGTTGATAGTATCTTAGGTTTATTTGGTCAAAGTGGATTATTTGGTGGTATTCAAAATATATTTGGCGGAATAGGCAATTGGATTTCAGGATTCTTTGGCGATATGTTTGGTGGAATAGGCAACATATTTGGTGATATCTTTGGTGGATTGTTTGGTGGTGGCACTACTGGTGGTGGTGGCACTACTGGTGGTGGCGGATTTATGCCAACGCAACCACAAAGTCATGATCTATTAGATATTTTTACACAAGATTTGATTACAGCAAATGAAAATCTAGCAAAAGATTTGATTACAGCAAATGAAAATCTAGCAAAAATGTTAGAAGCATCGAATTCTGCAATGGAAGAATATACTGGTGTTGTAAAAGATCTAGAAGGCATGTATATAGAAGCAGCTCAGGATGGAATATTAAGTCCAGATGAACAACAACAAATTGATGCATTTATTGCTGCCAATATGGGTCTTGAAAATGAATTGAATATGTTGCAAGGACAAATTGATAGACAACAACAATACATTGATGAATTAGAACAAGAAAGAAAATTAGCTCAAACTGAATTAGGTGCAGGAGCAACAATCAATGCAACACTAAATGTTCAAGCATTAGATAGTAAAGATGTTGTAGATAATTTATATCAAGTTAGAGAAGAACTAATTGATATATTAAGACAAGTTGAAATAGAAGCTGGAAGGTAATACAAAATGGCTGCAAGTGATTTTCCAAGTATTGAACCAAATAATATAAATTTAATCAATACAATTCCTACTCAAATAAACAGAACATTGAGTGGTAGAGAAATGCGTGATATAGTAGGTGCTCCATACTATACTTTAACCTATGAATTTACAAATTTATCCGAAGCACAAAGACGACAAATATTAGGACATATCGCAAATGCTAGAGGTACATTGCAAAGTTTTAACATCAAATTACCAACAGGATTAGATGATGCATCAGGTGCAGCAAGTGGCACAATAGCAATAACCTCAGGAGAAAGTGCAGGCGTTTTAAGTGTAGATTACAGCAAGGCCAGTGCAGCAAATGAAACGGTGTTTAAAGCAGGTGATTATATTCAATTCAGTAATCACAGCAAAATATATGAAGTCATTGAAGATAGTGTCAGTACCACAACAACAGGAACGGTTACATTTTATCCTCCATTAAGAACAGCAGTTACAACCAGTGATACAATTGGTTATCAAAATTTAGAAGTTAGAGCTAGATATGCAGCTGATCCAAGCACAGAAGTAAGAAATAATACTTTTGCAACGGTATCATTGGAATTGATAGAGGTATTTGAATGACAAGAGGTTTAGTATCTGCACAAACCAATATCCTAGATGATGTTGTTGTTCAAAGTGAAATTTTGTTGCAGATCCAATACAACAGCCAAAATGCATTTTTTACAACAGGTGGCGTAGATACTACAGCTACAACAGATACCAGTAGCGGCAGCCAAGTTTTTAGAACCAGTAATCTAATCACAGGTTTTAGCACAATCTATGAAAAACCATTTGGTGTTGAAAATAGAATTGCAGTTATAATGGGTGGTGATGTTACCAGTGCTATGTCACCTTTTGGTATCACACCATTGGCATTTGTAAACAATGAAACAAGATTTATTTTACACAAATTGTTTAGAAATGTCACAACCAATGCTGTAGAAAGTGCAGATCCTATAAAATTATTTGATGGCAGACTGGTCAAAAAAAATTATACCGTAGGTGAATTAACAAAAACATTGGTTTTAGAAATACAAAACAAATTGGTGTTTTCAAATAAAACCAGTAATATTTTAACAAATAGCGGACTTGGAGTTTTATAATGGCGAATATTCTATTCAAAATACCAGATAACATTGCTAGAACAATAAAATTCAGTACCGTAGATGGTGTTAGTACAAGTAAAGATACAAATTTAAATGTTAATATTCCTGTTGTGTTTGGCACAAACCTAGTGACACCAGCATTGATTAGTTCATATGATTTAAAAAATTACCCAACACATCCTTTGCATGAACAAGCTGCACAAATACGTTTTTATGCTTTGAGTGCAAGTAGATCTTATAGTACCTACACAGATGCAAGCGGACCAAACGCTCCGCAAAGAGATAGAATAGGTAGAGTGTACATTGATGGGAAATTTGTTACCAATTTAGGCAGTGCAAACCCAGACTCGAATGCATTGCCTAGATTTAAACCTTTTGATATTGATTTTCGCAGAGGTAGAACTGGCCTTCATGGACCCAGTATGGGTGCAGCCTTACCTGGTACTAGTTTACCTTATAGCAGTGAAAGATATGGTCCTAGTCTTTTGGTTAGTTATATCAAAGCAGGTGATAATTTTTCAGAAAGTGCAATGTATACCTATTTTGGGCCAAGCAGCCCAATTCAAGGTTTTAGAAATAATATTGAATATCCTGTTAATTCGAATTATGACATGTTGGTGGTGATCAGTAGATTCAATGATGGCAGAGATTTTGATTTGAAATTAGAATACACAAGACATCCTGTTATCTATGATAGTGGTGAAAGTTTGCAACGCTACAAAGCCGCAGCAGGCAATTGTTTGCTGGAAATCTTACGCAATGAAGATTGGGGATTTGGACTTGCTACAACACAGGTTAATTTTAGTGATTTTGAAGCAACTGGCCCAAATTTAGCAGGTACATTTGATATCACTAGACAACCATTATTAGAAACATTAAAAATAATTGACAATGAATTAGCAGATTACAAATTGTTTGACCAAAATGGTGTAGTACGTTGGGCAGCAACAAATGTCACAGGTGTTGCAATTACAAATGATAATATTATTGGTGATATGGAAATACAATATCCAGATAGTTCTCAATCTCCAACACAATTGATTGCAAATTATACAAGTTTTGAAAAAGGCGATACAGAAATTATCATAGGCAGTGATGAAACCAATACATTGCGAGTGAATATAGCATCTGCAACAGATTTACAAAGTGCAGTTGATATTGCCAGTGATATCTATAATAAATTGGTGAATACTATCACAATTAAATTCCGCGGAGATAGAAGTTTACACCAATTTAGTTTATTGGATCAATTGACACTGAGCACAGATGTTTTCAGTGCAACAATCACAATTATTGAAATGGTAATGAATGAAGATTACACATTTGATATTGTAGCAGAAGCAGATATTGGATCAGCTGTACCTGAATATGAATTGGGTACAGCAAGACCTATTATACCAATAAACAAAACCTATTTTAAACCAAAAGCACAAGAACGTACCCCTGATGAAGATGAAGAAATACAACCTATTGTGCCACCTGAGCCAATTCCATTTCCTGAACCCGGTGAAATAGATCAACCTGATCCAGATAGATTAACAATATCAGGATTAAATTATCCTTATAATCATATTACAGGTGCAGATAATATAGATTGGTATTTAGGTAGTACCACAGATGGGACAACCAGCGATGGTGTGTATGATGCCAATGGATGCAGAACTAGATTGATCAGTGCATACAAAGGCAGTGGTGGCATGTATGCAACTGATTTTAGTTTGATCTTTAGAAGAAATGATCAAGAAAAACCCATAGGTATTATTGCAGTTACTGATATTGGTTTAACTGCTACAGAAAAAGCAAATGATATTGTTGGCACAACCAGTTGGACAGGTCGTACACGTTACCAATATCCAGGTTTCTTCAGTGGAGAAAGCAATGTTATAAAATACAAAACCAATCTATCAGCAACATGGGAAAGTGGCAGAAAAAGTTGGTTGAACAATCAATGGTTGAGAAATATTGCAGCAGGCAGTGAGCATCCATATTATCCTAACAGCAATCCTTTTGATTATGTATATCAAGTAGGTGATGCAGATTTTTTACCTAAATTTCAATTGTTGCACACATTTGAACAGACACAAGTACAAACTTGGTCTGCAGATGATAGTTTCAATTATGCAAGTGTTGCCATGCAAACCAGCAGCGTGTATAGATTACATTTTGTTGCAATTTATGGTAGTTTGAAAGATCCAAACAGAGCAGTTTATATTGGCAGTACCACAACTCGTGCAGATGGTACAAGTGTATTACCTGCAGATACAGCAGAAGCAGTAACCACAGCCGCTGGTTTAGGTTATAATTTTAATTTCAGTTATGCTTCGCCGCCAAGTAGGAGTATCTCATGACAACATTAACGGTAACCACAGGATTTCAAAATGGTGATGTAATTATTCCTGCAATTGATATCAATTGGGGAGATTTAGGCAGCGCACCTTATGGTACATGGGCAAATTGGACAGATTGGCGTCCTAGCACAGGTACACAGGTTGTGATACAATTAGACGATGATGAAGGTAGCATAGGTTATAGAATACCAAATATCAAAGTTGCATATCTAGGAGATCTCACAGCACAATTGAAAATCAGTGACACAGGCACATTCACCGGAGAAGAAACCACAATCAATTTTGTTGCTGATACAGAAACAGATTTTGTCAGTGGTAGATATTATAGATGGACCTTAACCATAGATGCTAACTCTGCAAATCCAACACCATTGATAGGCGAATATCTAACCTATTATACAGATGATTTGTCAGTTGAAACATTAGAAGATGTGGATGTATTTGCCAGTGGTACTACAACATTGAGTACAAATCTCGGACTTGTGAGAAATATACAAGCAACAGCATTGTCTGGAGATCCTTATGTTGTAACAGATTATGTTATTGAATCACAAGGTACAGAATACACAAGAACAGCAAAAACACTTTCACCAACAAATGTTGCTGTTGATAATGAAGATTTTAAAGTGGGTTCAAATAGTTTTAAGATGGGAGAATTAACACCAGTTATACTTAATGGTGAAATTGAAATCAATATGGGTACTGATATTGATCATGGTACAAACAATTTCACATATGAAGCATGGGTTAATTTAGATAGCAGTCTAATTGGCACACTCGTTGATGCAAAATTATTTCATACACAATTGGATAGTGCAAGCGGTGGATTATTTAATGTGAGTGCTATGTGTATCACAGCTGAACCAAGCAATTGGGCCATAGAAATAGATATCTATATAGATGGTGTTCAAAGAAGTTTTACCACGCTACCATATACATTGGTTGGTGATACATGGTATCATGTTGCAATAGTTCGCAATGGCACAGATCTGCGTTGTTATGTAGATGGCACAAGTTATGCAAGTTATACAATCACAGGAGCAGGAGAAGTAGATTCTCTTCCTAGCACATTTCATATAGGTGGTCCAGCAAGTGCACCGTATTACAATTATTGGTTTGGTTATATTGATGAAGTAAGGATCAGTACCACAGCAAGATACACTGGTTCATTTACACCAAGTACATCACCTCATACCAATGATGCAGACACAATATTATTGTTACATGCAGAAGATTTTACAGATGATGGTGGTACCAGTTTTGTTGGACCATATTTTGTAGAACAACAAGGTGGTTCGCCGGTAATTACCAGTAAGAATCCTCCAAAAGTGCAAGTGCATGATTATGATGGCAACCTATGGGATGGAACCGTAGATGTTGTGCTTAGAGGATATCCAAAGATCGTATTAGAAACAGGTGGTGTAAGACCTGTAACCATATAAGGAGAAAAACATGGCCTGGGGAGTAGCAGGAAATATTGTAACAACCAATTTAGATGCAGACACAGATGATCCAAGTTTAGCACGTGAAGATTTGTATAATGCAATGGTTGAACTCACAGCAGTAATCAATGGCAGAGGCAGTGCCAGTGGTGTTGCTAGTTTAGACAGCAGTGCATTGATTCCTGCTGGACAATTGCCTAACACAATTGAAAGTTCAAGTGGTAACAATTTGGTATTGGCACCTGATACCACAAGAGTAGGTGTACAAGATATTATAAATCTCAATCCACGCACCGTTGCACAATTAACCGCATTGAGTGCAATACAAGGTGATGTGGCATATTGCAGTGATGGTGATGCAGGTTCAAAATGTATCGCAGTATATGATGGTTCAGCATGGAAAGTGGTGAGTTTAGGTGCGACAATTAGTACATGATGATTATGTAAAATGGCAAGAATCACAATGTTGTAATCAATGCGGTGGTACTGATCTTAACATAAGATTGTGTCAACAGAAAAAACCTGCATATAAAAAATGGAGATTCACTTGTGCCAACTGCAAACATGTTTGGGATGGTCCGAATTGGGTTAAATACACTGAGCAAGCATAATGCTCGTTCGCTCAATCAATAGGCTGGAGGTGTGTTAGGGCACATCTCCAGTTTTTGTGTTTAGGGTCACAAAGACCATAAATATCATGTGAGTCAACTCTTGATAGTTTTTACTGCCATTTAGACTAACTCCTATAAGACTCACACTCGTTGATCAGCCCGGTGTAATGCAAATTACATCGGGTTGTGTTGTTTTAAAATGGCGTTAAATTGCCTATGCTCAAAATCACTCTCAAAAACCACATAATGTTGCGATTACAACCTTAAAAAAAGACTATGTATAGTACCAGGACGCAACGGTTTTTGTTTTTTGCCTTCAATAGACCCGGTCAAGTATATACACGGCTGAAAAGGTTAAAAGGCGCCTAAAATGACGTTAATTGTAACCTCTATAGGTAATCCAATCTAAATGATGCAATTTACCTCGTTCAGCATACCAATATTTGGCTTTGATATTTTCAGGCCTATTTTCTAATTTTCCAAATGTGATATTGCAACTTGCACAAACCACACCTCGAACAATACCAGTTTGATGATTATGGTCAATATGAATTTTTCTCTTGTTTGTAATTTTTTTATTACAACATTCACATATGGCCTTGGCCTTGCGTTCAAATAAATCTTGTGCAGTAGATTCAGTAACCTTATAAGTTCTCATAATATGTTTGATTTCTTTTTCCATAACACAACTATACACTATGATCTAAAATATGTCAAATACCGCCTTTTAACGCCGTTTTTTTAGAAATATACTAAATACAATACAAAGGAGAAAACAAAATGGCACGAGCACGTTTAACAAACAGCGAACGCAAATACAATTACTACAAATGGAACACTCGCAGCAAATCCCCAGGTAACCCCATAATGAGTTATGAGGAATGGCGAGAATGGCAAATCACCAAAGGTAGAGATCCTGACAGCTGCGATTTGAGACAAAAGCAACCCAATGCCTACAGCAAATTGAGATTTCAAAGACACAGAGCACAAGCCAAGTATAGGAATATCCCATTTGAATTTGATTGGGAAACATGGCATCAATGGTGGGCTGCACATGGTATAGATAGAAACATTCCCAGTGATGAAAGAGGCGCTGATAGAATGTGCATGTGTAGGATAGGCGATACAGGCGCATACAGCCCAGACAATGTATATCTAGCCACACTAGCACAAAACTCCACTGATGCTAAAGCCAATGGAAGATCCAGAGGCGGTAGACGCAAAGGTTCAAAGAACCGATCAAAAGGTTGACAAGTCCGTGATTTTGTTATATAATAATTACTATGCAAGGGTAAAACAATCAGAGTAGCTACTGATTGGGCAATTTTTCATTATCCTTTCGGCCACCCTTGCACCGCTAACACAAAGGATAATACCAAAGGATAAAACATGATCACAAGATTAACCAAACACGATACACACGAAATAGAAACACGCAGACTCGCACAAGGTCCGCATTATGCTGAACTGAGATGTAGATGCTGCAATGTACACATTCAGTGGCTGAGTAAATCAGAACTCAAACGCATCAATGCTATCATATATTCAAGACCCAAACTGATCAATCCAAGACAGGAATGGGGTATATGATAGAGGCTGCTTTATATAGTACATATAATACATATAAGACTTTTAACACAATAGTGTTTAATAAAGCAGCCCCAGAGCTGTTTAAGGAGATCTCATATCTCTCTTGGCCAAGAGAACCAATTAAGAGTATAGCCAAGCAGCCCCACCCAACCCAACCACACAAAGGAGAAAACAAAATGGCAAACCAACTGACAGATTTAAAACTATGGTTATGGAACAACACAGAAGGACTACATGTAACCTGTGTAACCAATTATTCAACACCCTGGGAGAAACGCAGCTTCTTCAGCTTCTCAGGAAACAATACCCTGCAAGGATTCAAAGCATACAGAGACAAGCAGCCCACAGCACTCAAAGATTATTTTGCAGAAAAACGCAAAATCCTAAGCGCAACTAGAGATTGGGCATTAGAAAATGGATTTGATTGTAGAGTTAGTAAACTTGTAGAGAACACAGGCACGGGCGGCCGCAGAGTACTTAACGGTTGTATGTTGTTGATGAGCAAACCAAAGAGTCATATGTTTGTTGCGTTTTTAGGCGATGAGAAACACGACGGTGAGTTCTCCCCAGACCTATTGAGTGGAAGACAACTACACATGCCAAATGCAGTAGGCGCATACTTTTGGAAACAACCCTCAGAGGCAGAAGATGATTATGGGAGCGCATTCTAATGACACATGTATTAAATGCCCTTACTGATCGAGGATTAGTTAGGAGTGCTAGAGGTATAGGTAAAAGCCTTGCCTATGATGTACAAGTAAATGGAGTTGAATATAGTAGCCTTGCACAAGCTGCGAGATTGTTGAATATACCATATCCAACCGTTATGAATCTTGCAAACAAACCTCAACCTGTTGAATACAAAGGTGAATCGTACACAATAATCAAAGGCACTCGCAGAATCAAAACCCATACAAGGTTTGATGATTATGTAAATAAAGCTAAGACGTAAGCCTTTATAATAAACAGGAGAAACCGCATGGCAAGAAAAAGAATATTCAAAGGTGCTGCTCAAAGACTAAGAGCTAGATGGCACGACTATAATAGTCAAAGAAGATACAGAAATAAACCCACCTTAACCTGGGAAGCATATAAGAAAAGAACAAGAAGTGGAAAAGTTAAATTAAGAGGACGCTCTGGTCGATAACCAGAAGCCTCCCTAGCCGCAAGGAGAAGATAAAATGTTGAACAAGAGCGAACGTATGGCAAAGCTAAGAGAAGAACTAGAAGCATTAGAGAATAGCAGTAGTAGAACTCAACTAGAGGGTGATGAAATAGAACAGCTGTTATTTAGGCTTAACAATATTGGTTATAGTTTGAAGAGGATTGCAGATAGTTTAGGAGAGATAAAGAGAATGTTTGCACAGGATAGATCAGAGTTGTGATCGCTCAAGAGATCTGCGAAGGGTACTATCAAACCGGCCTAGGCTTATATTAGGCTTATAGCGAAAGGCTTATGAATAGGCTTATAGAAAAATCAAGCGATGAGATTCTATCCGGGGTCCCCCAATTTTTCTCTACAATTTCAAGGGGTTATCCGCTCAAGTTCATCCTCTAGAGTAAGATCATCCCCCTAATCCGTTGAAATCATTTGGTTTTTTCTCCATAAAAAAAAGGTTGACCAGGATAGATCAACCTGTTATAATGGGGATATCACCCCAATGGGAATATTGGGGAGTTGGTTGGTGGTCTCAGCTTACGGGACCGTCCTCTACCGTGTGAGAGAGGGCCCTGCATTCGGTGTCAGCCTCATTTCTGTATCATTTCCGGGCTAGATCATATCTCCACTCTGGATATGCCGTTCTCTCTATCCTGTTCTGTGCCGTGGTCTTATGGATACCGTGCGCTCGTGCAGCACTGGCAATGCTCCCATAGCGTGTCTCACCAACCCAACACGGTGCGGCCAACCTTGGATTACCGTTGCCTCTGTTGTGTGTAGTACCAGGCCTACCAACCTTGCTATGGTCTCTCTCCAAGGTGTTTTCACGGTGTGTAATTACTCTACAATTTTCCACCGTGTAATCACCTGCATCACCATATCTACCAAGCACATAGGTTTCTCCAACGGGTATTTGATTTTGTGGACCAAATTGTCTCTGGGGCCAATACTGCTGCCACTTGGCCCAACATTCTTCTATGGTCATCAACATTTTTGGAGCGGCGCCTCTGCGGCCTTTGCCCAATTTGTCACGATAATATTTTATGAATTCTGTAGGTATGGTCGGGTCCAGGCTCATTCTGCTTCACCGGATCTCAA